GTATAGATATATTCTTTTTTCATTGCCTCTTTATAAACATCGAAACTAGGTTTAGCAGCAAGACCACCCAAAAAAGTGTCAATAGGATCCGAAACAGCTGTCGCCATAATTTTATTAATAAAAAAAGGAAAAAAAATTTATTAAAAAACCAAAAATATGGGAGAAAAAACACATTCGTGGCGCTTGCACGGAGGCGATGTTGTTTACCTATACAATAGCAGGAGCCAAACCTTTGTGCTCCGAAAAACAATAGACATGTTTGAGCGCCAGATGATACAGCAAAACAGGGCCTTTCCCTTCATGGGCCCAGTGCAGTCGGAGGCCGAGACCTTTCGGATCGAGGTGGTGCCGGATCCTCCGCTCGCTCCCTGGCAACCCAGGCAGCGTGCGCCCCCGGAACCCCTCAGGTCCCCGCTAAACTCGAACACGGTGGTTCACCTGGTGCGAAACGGGACCCAGTACCTCACCAACATCCAGGGCCAAGGGGCACAGACCTTCCCGGCGCAATACCGCTACAACCTCATTGTAGCGCACAACTCGGTGCTCGCCTACACCACCTGGAAGGACAATGCACAGGCGTGCTACTTTACGCTATCCAGCGAAAAGGAGGAGACGAGCAAAGAGGTCCATGCCTTTACGGACCTCAAGTTGAAGACCTTTTACACGGGTGTGGCGATCACGGACCCTGAAATGCCCGGGTCCGAGACGAATCTAGCGCCCTCCATTGTGGTGACAAGCGAGGGCAGCATCAGCGACTACCAGTGGCAACTGATTCCTGAAAAGGTGGTGCGTCTGCGGGGCTGCAAGCTAGTACCCAGCCTGGGGCTCACTATAAGCCCCGAGGCACTGGATCAGAGCGGACGTCCCGTCTTCAGGAGTGCTGAGGCCTGTAATGCCTTCCAATATGCCTACCCCAAGAAATTTGTGATTGGGTGGCAATGCGAAGGCATCGAAGCTGGGCTGAGCCACTGTGTTTCGGTGACCCAGTACACGGCAAACCCGAAGCAGCCGCTCTTTGACTCGCCGGGATCCTGCTTGTTGCAGTGCAATGGGGCCGCGGGTTCTGAAGGAACCCCGGTTGCTGATACAATTACTCAAGGTTCTGTAGGAACCGCGGGCAAACACCAAGAAAAAAAGAAACCTAAAGAAAAAGTGCAGTGGGTTACGTGTTTCCTAATAATAGGACTAATTGTGTTTTTTGGGGCAATTTTTTTTTATGGACAATGGCAACGTAAGCTTTGAGTTGGTGGAGCGTGAGGGGATTCATATTTCGAAGCATGCACGAAAGACCTTTGACGCGCTGACGCTCTATTTTACGGAAGAGAAAATTGTGTCGCAGCTGGTGCCCTTCATGGAGGAGAAGGAGGTGAGCGGGCGCATGTGCGACTACCTGATGACCACGTACTCGCGCAAATACTCCTGCCCCGTCCAGGGCTCCGATGTGCGACAGCTCTACGATATGGCGTTGCGCGAGGCTCGGGGTCGTCGTTTCTTTGACCCCTTCAATCGCACGGTGAGTGGCTTCCCGGTGACCTTCCAGTCGCGGACCTCCACAGTGGCGCAGATGAATTTCGTGCGCTGGTACTTCTCCAATGGGATCAATGACTTTATAGCGGTGAACCGGCAAAGGATTGCGACGGACATGCGCAGCACCTACCGGCGCATCAACCAAGAGAAGAAGCAGATCTGTTTGGTGGGGGGCAAGCGCAAGCGCCAGGCTCTGGTGGGTCCCTATGGGAAGCGGCGCACCATTGTGTTTAACCAGGAAATAGTTATTTTCATGACGTGAGTAATAAAAAATAATTTTTTTTTTTAAAATTTTTAATAAATGCTCGGATTTCCTTTCAAAGCCACCTGGGACTCCCCCAAATCCACGGTGCCCATGACCGCGAGCGGCACCTACAACCTGGCCAGCTTCCACGCGGCCCCATTTATCCCGCCCTACGAGATGTTCCACGGCTTCGGGAACCAGAATTCCACGAACCTGAGCCCCATGTCAACAAACATGGTGCCAGCGCAGAACGGTATCTTTGGCCCGCTCTTTGGCAACATTGGCCCGGGGACCTGTCCCGCCAATGCCAGCATTGGGCCGCTCTTTGCGCCGGTGTCCCAGGGACCCCCCGCCGGGACCCTGGATATGTCGCGCATGGGCTTCCCCGTGATGGGCGGCGCCTTCCCGGACCCCGAGAGTGGCCGCTGCAAGCCCCACCAGGACGATCCATATTAGGAATTTTTACAAAAAGACAGACTTAAATAAATGCCACAGCTAGACAACTGGAGTATCCCGCCCTTTGAAACAGAACCCGGTAAGCCCTGGACCACCCAGTGCTGGGGCCCCGTCTCGAAGCCGCTCTATGGCTGTGACCAGCGCTGGCCCGACGGGGTCATGTGCTGGGGAACCTTCGACTCCAAGTACTGCAACGAGGTGGACCGGGTGCCCATGACCAACCCCCTGGACCCGCTGGCGCCCCTAGTGGACGCCGTGAATGCCCGGGCCCTGGGCCCGCACCATACCCGGGCCGTGGCCCTGTCGCAGTATGCGCTGGCCCGACAGCCCCCGGTCACGACGGCGGTGCGAGCCGTCAGCTCCCAGTGCTGGGGCGACCCGGGCATGCCCTCCATGTGTGCCTACTCGCTGGGCGACGGGGTGGTGGCCGCAGCGGGCTACAAACATTGTCTTGACCAATCTGTATAAAATAATAAAACTTTTTTTCAACAAATAAATGGAAATTCACCTAAAGAGTAGCAACAAACAGGTGCTGCTCGCAGCCCAAAAAAAGGTTGTGCAGCTACTTGCCGGGTCCACGAGCCAACTGCCCCCGGCACTTGTGTTTGACATTGACGGCACCCTGCTCATCAACAAGAAAAACGACGCCCAGCAGCGCATCCCAGCGGCCCACGAGATCTACCAGTGGGCCATCCACAATAATGTGAGTGTGTTTTTCTTGACGGCACGGCCCAATTTCCCGGAAAACCGGACCCAGACTGACCGGGACCTGGTTTCGGCGGGGTACACCTTTCGCAAAAGCCTGATCATGCGTCCCGTGGCCGAGTACGAGGCGGACCTGGGGAATGTGAGCCACTTCAAGGCCCACTGGAGGCACTATATTGCCCGGTTTTTCCACGTTTTGATGTCTTTTGGCGACAAGGTCACGGATCTCATCGAGGTTTCGGAGCCTGGTCGTGCGCCCATTTCCAAGTACCAGACCCAACTACTGGCACTGAACACCAACGTGGCCTACCTTTTGCGGCTGCCCGGAAACACCGCGGAATACAATGTAAAACTAAAAGATGAAAAATAAAAAAAAAAAATTTTTTTTTGAAATTCCAATAAAAAAATCAAATGGCTTGTTTCGGTGCTTCTAGTGCAGCTACTCTTACTCAGCTGGTTGCCCTCGGTGCCATGGACAAATTCCTTTCCCAGAACCCCACCATCACTCTGTGGCGCTTTCGCTACGCCAAACACACCCACTTTGTCTTTGAACCCATCTGTCAGAACGTGGTGGGCGCCCGCTTCGGCTCCGAGGTCCAGGTGAACCTCAATCGGACCGGAGACTTGCTCCACTTTGCCTACCTGCAGATCACCATCCCGGGCATCACGGCCTGCAACAACCCCCAGGGCGTAAACTGTGGCGCCCAGTCTTTTCCCTATTTCAACCCCTGCGACCCCTGCGAGGATGGCGTCGAGCTGGGACCCTGCGACCCCAGCAACATTGGCTGCGGCGTGAGCAACAATGTCCCGCCGCCTACCGCGGCCGATATCTGCACGGGCCTCGAGCTGCCCTACTGCCACTGGGTCAATGCCATTGGCCAGTTTGTGGCCGAGCGGGTCAGTGTGGTCATCGGCGGCCAGGTCATCGACACCATGTACAACGACTACCTCTTCATGTGGGAGGAGCTCTCGGGCCAGCCGGGCAAGCGCCTCCTCGAGATGATTGGCAAGCGCTACACCGTGGCCCAGCTGGTCGCCGACTCCAAGTTCACCCGCACCCTCTACGTGCCCATGCCCTTCTGGTTCACCTACAACACCGGCAATGCCCTGGCCCTGGTCTCCCTCCAGTTCCACACGGTCCAGATCATCTGCCAGTTGGCCGCGCTCAAGCGCTGCATCCAGATCTCGCCCCCTCTGCCCGAGGCCGACCCAGCCTGCGTCCTCAACTGTACCACCGGCGCCCCCGTGGTGGACTCTGATATCACCGTCAATTTCGAGGGCCTCTATGTCTACCTGGACCGGGCCGAGCGAGACCGCTTCGCCGCCTCCAGCTTCGAGCAGCTCATGAATGCCGTGCAGCGCTTCACCATGCCCATGACCGCCTCTCCCCAGGCCCACATCTCCATCAACTTCAATCACCCCGTCATTGAGCTGATCTGGGCCGTGCGCCGCCGCTGCCAGATGGAGGTCAATAACTACTTCAATTACGCGGGCCGCTACAACCGCGACCCCATCGACTTTGTCCAGCTCATCCTGAACGGTAACGACCGCTTCAGTCGCCGCGAGGGCCGCTACTTCCGCCTCGTCGTGCCCTACCAGTGGCACACCGACATCCCCGACAACTTCATCTACTGCTTCTCCTTTGCCACGGAGCCCGAAAAGATGCAGCCCACTGGCTCTTGCAACTTTTCGCGTATCGATAACGCCGAGTTTATCTTTGCCCACCAGAATGCCTTGGTCTCGCCCCCTAGCGGCGGCACCAGCGAGCAGGTCGAGAATATCATCTTTGCCCGCAACTGGCAGATCTTCAAGTACCGACAAGGGTTGGGAGGTATCGCTTTCGCCAACAAGCACACCCTCACCTCGGCATACCAGGGACCCTCTATTTCTATTCCCGCTTGTTAATAAAAAACACCCTTTCTTTGTCCAATGGATGAACTCTTTGCTATATTACAAGGCTCCTTCCCTAATTTTGACCCGGAGACTGTGCACCGCGACCACACTAGAAACTACGCCTCGCTCAGCAATATCATTGCCCAGCTCTCGGGCGTCCAGGAACGCAGCGTGCACATGTACATGCGGCGCCACAGACTCAATTTGCCCCATCGGCACCTGCTCTATGGCCAGGCACCCCATTACCTGGGCAATGCCGCCACCATTGCCATTACACTGCGCGACTGGCCAAACCGTACCATCCAGAGGCTCGTCAGGCTGCTGCCCCCGCGCTTTACCGAGATCGCGGCTTCTTTGGACAACTCAACCGATGCCCCGGCCGATGTCCCGGCCGATGCCCCTCCTTACCAAATATTTTCCTGGGAAATTTGGAACGACCAACACCTAAATAACTTGCGGGGCGAGGACATCGATTTGCACCGGCAACGGATCAACCGCAACTTCCAGGACGTCATCCGCCGCAGGGCAAACCCCATCGGCAACGAAACCTTCATCTTCGACACAGAGTACCTGCGCCGCATCTACACCTTTCTGCCAAACACAAGCTCTTCCATCGACATTGCCGCCCACCCAAAAATAACCCTCCAAAATATCGGCTTGTCTTTGGAGTCGTGCACCATTTGCCTCGAGGATATCTCGGCGGAAGCCCCGATATACCTGCTCCATTGCCTGCACAACTTCCACGTGGCCTGTCTCGACAAGTGGATCTGTACCACAAATAGCACTTGCCCAAATTGCCGCGAACTAATCACGCTTAACTAAACCTTAATTTGTGTTTTTATTTTTTGACAGGTGCTTGCTTTTTATTTCATTTTTTTTTACCCACGATGGACTACACTTGCATGGGCTGCGGCTCTTTTTACAATGGCAACTCCCAGTTCTGCTCGCACTCCTGTTTCTTCTCAAACTGCGACAATAATCTTTCGGACGACGAGGAGCGCCCTGCCAAGCGACCGCGCATCGAAAGCGTGCCCAAGCGCTGTGACTTTTGCCAACCAAGACCCATGAAGCAGCGCACCTGTCTAAAATACTGCTCGGACTCTTGCTTCTCCAAGCACATGTCCATCGAAATACGCTGAGATTTAATAAAATTTATTTTTGTTTAGAATTTAAGATTTTTTTTATTAGCTGTTTTTAGCGCCGCCGGGACTTGCGCTCCGTGCACTCTTTGGCCAGATCCTTGGCCTTGGTCACGGTGCACCCACCCTTCTCTTTGCACTGCTTAAAGGCCCGCGCCATGTCGTTGCGACTCGTGCAGCCATGACTATCCTTCTTTTCCCAGATGTTTTTAAATGTGCGGAATTCAATTTTAGGCTCACACATTAGACGACCTCCCGCAGGTTTCTTGCTACACCTATCGTCAATTGCCCCAATCACATCACTCTCGGTAATACTAATATCATCACACTTTTTCTTGCAAATCGTGTCATCGGAACATGTCGATGACGACACCCCCGTACACGACGTCACATCCGAGCAACTGGAAGCCGTTGTGCAACTGTCCTTGTCGCTGCAACTGTCATCGTCGCTGCAACTGTCATCATCGCTACAGCTATCATCGCTACAGCTGTCACTGCAACTGTCGCTGCTGCAGGAGCTGCTGTCGCTACAGCTGTCTTCACACCGCGTCTTTCTGTCAATCTTTCTTTTTTCTTTTTCCTCTTTTTTCTTTGTTTCAAGACTTTTATACTTCAAAATGATATCATCTGTCTGGGCTTTAATGTAGCCAGAGGTACCACCAATAGTCTTCCAGGACTCCACCATAATTTTATCGGTAATACCCTGCTTGTATACGTAGCCTTTGATCATACGAGGCACATACCAGTTCTGGAGCCTGCACAGACACTTCATGGCCCGGCAGTCTTTGACGGGAAAGCACTTTGTCTTTTTAGTTGCTCTATTTTCTTTAACCAGACTTTGGGCAAGGGCTACCAGCTTCAGGGCTTTTTCTGTGCAGAGCCCAAGCTTCATCTTGTCACACAACTCCTTGGCCTTTTTGAGCATGTCCTTGGATTTCACCTGGCCCCTAACCTTTCTAATGTGATCTATGAGCGTTGCACTAGTTACTTTATCAAACCCGGCCGTAGAGCATTTGCGCTCTAGGTTACACTGCTCATCACAGTTGAGATGTAGCAACCTAATTTTATCCTGGATGTCTTCCATGTTTTTGGGTTTTAACATATTTCCTTTCTGAGTCTTGAGTTCAGGGAATAGACAAATCAGGACGCCTTTTTTCGTCAGTAATTTTAAACCAGTCATCCTCTTTTACTTTTATTTTATTTTTTGAAAAAAAGTTTTAACGCATCCCAAAAACCATGGTCTTGACCTCGGCTAGCTCTTTTTGGTTGGTGCCCAGCGTGCTTTTGATTTCTTTAAACTGCTCGTTGGTGATTTGGTAGCGCTCGTCGTCTCGGGTCTTTTTCACTAGTTTGACGCTCTCCTCGGCCGCCAGCTTAGTCTCGTAGTTGTCCAGCTCCTTCATGGCCTCGCTGTTGATGCGCGGGTCTATCTTTTTCAAGGCTTCCCGGATCTTCTTGAGCGAGCTGTGCTCCTTGCTCATATCGAGCCGCTCCAGACCCTTGAAGACCTTGATCTGCCGGTCCAGGCTCTTGCTGGTCTCTTCAAAGATGCGCGCCAGTTCAATGGAAATCATATTCTGCATCTTGATGAAGTAGGGCATGCTGTTGTTTACAATGCCATAGACAATGGCTTTCTGGATGGCCATCAGGCTCCCGTCTTTGGTCGAGAGCTCCGAGAGCGAGAGGTTCGGCGTATTCTGGAACACCGTCATGGAGAGCGCCATCTCGGAGCTCAGGTCACAGTCGCGGTACCTGTGTCCCCTTACTTTATTCTTTGCAATGTCACAGACGGTACTGCGCATTGTGGTCTCGCAGCCCTTTTCTTCCTTGTGTCTGTGCTTGTCCCCGATTAAGTTGGTGCGAATTCCCCGGGCTTGTGCCTTTAAGGTGTTTAGCTTGTCCATTCCCCGCAATTCTTTGTTCGCCTGCTCAAGATAATTCATTCGTGCCCTTATTTGTTGATCTCTTTCCGTTTCGTATTTTCTGTGTATTGGGATATATATTGGCACTCTGTGTGTTGCGGTATATAATGGCGTGTCTTGTAAATTTTTTCTGGGTATTGCGTCATATGTTGGGTTTGTACTGACTTCAACAACTTCCATTGGTTGTGCTTGTTGTACTCTTATTTTCTGAGCCAATGCAGGGTCAAATGTTTCTGTAAGTTCCTGTTGCCGTTGTTTAAGTGTGGCATCATATTGTTGTAGTCTGTCTGTTTGTAATGCTTTTATTACTATTTCTGTTAATTTACCTTCATCGGGAATTGCTAGGGTCCCGGTGCTTATTGTGCCTGTAGCGGCTGCAGCGGCTGCAGTTGCTGTTGTTTTATCTAATTCCGATTGGTGATTTAGTTTTAATATATCAGTTTCGCATTTATTTTTTTCTTCGGTACATTCTTTATCTTGTGCTTCTTTTTCTTCCTTTAATTTTGTATTTTCCGCTAGTGTTTTTGTATCTAGTGTATCTATTTTTGCTATTATATCAGTTTTTGAACTATTAATGTTATTATTTATTGGTTCTATACTTGCATTGATGCTTTTTAAATTACTATCTATTAAATTATTTAGATTATCTATTTTGTTGGTGTCTATTATTATTAAGTCTACATTTCGCTTTATTTCTTCAATATTTTTAGTATTTGTTTCTGTACTAGTTTTTATTTCAGTGGCAATTCTAGTAACTTCAGCAATTTTAACACCTTCGGCTCTTATTAAAGTATTTATATCGTTTGTTTTATCAGTAATTGTAGATGTTAATTGACCTAGTTTTTCATTATTAGTAGATATAATAGCTTGAATATTACTTAAATCAGCAGAGGCTGGTTGAAATACTGCGTTATTTAAATTTGGATTTCTGTCTGCAATTGATTTTAATTCTCTTACATTTTGGTTAAAAAGATTTAAATCATTGCTTGATATTTTATACTCACAACACTTTTCTACCTTAGAAAGGCCATCTTTAATTCCATCTAATCTTAAATTGTATGTTTGGGTTTGTGTTTCTAATTTACGGAAATACTCTGAGTTAGTTGAATTATAGGTTTCTAATCTTGAATTATATGC